TCTCATTCCGTATGGTCTCCCGCCATTTAGACCGCCCCAATATGCCCACTGCATATATGCTCACAGAATTTTCCAAATCCCCCACGATTTGGCGCGCTAGGGCGGCCATAGGGCGCCGTAAGACGTCGCTAGGACGCGCCCAATTGGCATCAAATGGGCACACCATGTATGCTCTCGTGCGTGTAGCCCGATCATGCATTTGTCGGTCGTCCAGTGGGCGGCACTAGGACGCACCAAACCGCCACACATTCACCACAGCATATATGCTCTCGCAAATCGCGCACCCCCGCCCAAAAAGGTCGCCCCGCCGCCGAAGGCGGCACATGCGCCCGCAGGGCGCATCATCTTTATGTCTGCATCCCAATCTTCCCACAATTTTCACAATCTTGAACTCATCAAACGAGAGAAATTCAATAATAATTCATTAAATATGAAATAATAGGAATATCTCTCAAACTTACAAATCAAAAACCCAAAAAAGTCCAACATGTCTGCTGTTTTGTTCACATGTTGCATCCTTCACCCACCCTTTTCACAAACTTGAAACCATACAACGAGAGAAATTCAAACAATTCCATAAAAAATTGAACAAAATGAATCAAAATCATGCAATAAGCAATCCAACCAACCGATATGCGACCTCTCCAACTCGTTCATGCAGCCGATCTTGAACCCGGCAAGACGTACCTGATTCAAGAAAAACGCCCCGAACTTAAACACTTGAATTGCAAGGGCACGTTTGTCAAAAATGAGTATCCCGAGCACGCCCACCAATGCACCATGACGCATTTTACAAACGTGGTTGCCGCCGGCAATCAACGATTCCCAGACCTGTGCCTTCAGGACACGTATTGGAACTACTACGAAGCCGACGCCGTTCAACGCGCATACATTGATCACGTGTTGCGCGAAATCACGGGCGACCCGTCATTTATTTTGTGAATATCTCTCAACACATACAATTCAAAAACCCCAAAAAGGTACAACATGTATGCACCATCGCAAACATGTTGCATCATTCACCCACACTTTCTGCAAATCTGAATCCACATTCTGAGAGAAATTCAAACAATAATAAACATGTATGGTTTTTTATTGTGTATTCTTGCGTCATGTGCGGTGGTGTTTGATAAAATCAACAATTGACATTTTTTCAACCAGGGGTTGAACCACTTTAAAAAAAAACGGATACGAAAAAATATGACGTGTTATAGACACAACCACCGGCATTCCTATGCATTACTGCTGCATTAGATTTTCTATATATTGTCCGAATCGGGGGAATCCCCGCACACTCCTTTCCCATTTTTTGCAAACTTGAACTCATCAAACGAGATAAATTCAACCAATAATTCATTTGTTTACAGACCAAGGTCTCTACGTGTCATACCCACGTCTGCAGCTGCGTGGCCGAATCCAGGAAGATGAGGCGTATCCGGGCTCCCGATGACATGGCCTTCTTTATCAACAACCGTCGGATGACCATCAGTACCAATTATAGGACCATCTTTATTAGATTCAACTCGGAAAGCAAGTCCTAAAGGCATATTAGTCACAGGATGAAATTTTTTCACAAGAAACCAACCGCCGGACCTGCGGGATTCATCATCGCCTCTCCATAATACAAAACCATTTGGCATATAATGTGCATATCCATCTTTCATCTGAATCTTGCCCGTAAACATTAGTAAATCTGAATGGGTATTTTCTCCTATCAATTTAAATTGCACATTCTTAACATAAGTTCCGAAATGAGATGGTTCCAAAGTCGGGAACATCGTCGGTTTATTCCGACTGAACATGCCGCCGCGAACGCTGCGTCTTGAATGGCGGCTGCGTCTTGAATGGCGGCGGCTGCGTCTTGATTGACGGTGTTTGCTGGCTCCTTTGCGTTTTGTGGGCATGATTGTGGATTGTGGTTATATATTGTCGCAATATATTTTTTTTTAATACTCCAAATGTCATTGTTGCATGTTCATGATGTTCATGCATCCACCTCCAGAATCAGGTTTTCTGAAGAGGAAGAAAGCTGCGTCATCTTCTGCTTCCGCGCGTAGTTGCTCTTGAAGTACTGGATGCACGGGTCCGGCGCATCGTAGGTCAGGTAATACTTGCTGCGGGTGCCAATCACGCGCCGCCCTTGTTCCAACGCCTCTATGCTCACCACCTCGGCCGACGTCTTTTCCTTCACGCGCACCGAACTCGCCCCCACCTCCTCCGACTTGGACGCCATCTCAATGTCCTCGTTAAAATACGAGAGATAGTCCGCCACAATGTCGTCCAGGGCGCGCTGGCACGCCTTCCGTGATTTATCCAATGCATCCAGTTGCGCCAGCTCCTTGCGGTAATTCGTGATCAAAATCTTCTGCAGGGTGCCGCACTGCACGGCTTCGTCGCCCTTTTTTTGCGCCAGCTCCAGAAGCCAGTCCAGCAGCATGAACACGAACGCCACGTTGTCGCGGTCAAACCCCGACACAAACACCAAGTGCTTGCCGCCTTTGATCCGGTTGAGCTCAAACCGCTTCTTGTTGCAAATGCTGCCGTTGGCCAGCATGATGCCGCCCACGGCGTTGGTCTCCTTGCGCAGCACGTCGCGCTCAAAATCGGCGGTGGTTGCCACGGGGTTCGTCGGCAGGTTGTTCTTCGTGTCTAAAAGCACGGTTATGCCCAGCTCTTTGTGGCGGAAGTGGAAGTCCGTCTTCTCGCTCAGCACGGAACCCACGTGCGTGATGGTCCACACCGCGTTCGCGTGCTTGTCGTTGTAATCTAATAATTTCGGATACAGCTCCTCCTCGTAGTGCTTGCCCTTGGACTTGTCCTCGTACATGTTGTAATACCACTCGTTCTTCGCCTTCAACGCGGCGACCTGCTTTCCTAGCTCCTCCACGCGCGCCGCGCTGGCACGCTCCACCTCGGCGTTGATGCCCTGTATCAATTTATCGCAACGAGCACGCTCCGACTCGCACTCGCGGCGGCGCTGCTCCGCCTCGCGGCGGTACTCCTCCGCCCGGCGCTCGCCCTTCTTGAACTCCTCCTCGCGCACCGCGTGCAAGCGCTCCTTCGCGCGATCCAGCTCCTCTTTCAGTTTGGTCGCGGCAAACTCGTCCGACAACGAGGCAGGGGTCAGATGCTGCGACCAGAATTCGCGACCCTGCTCGTGCAGGAAGACGCCGAGCCGCACAATGTGGGCGCGCTCTTCGAGAGAATATGCACTTAAATCCGTGTCCAAATTCATTTTGTCAAGTTATTCAATTCACCAGACATGTGTTTAAATTCAATTCACATATGCATTGAATCTAAAAAAAATGCAATCACCGGCGCTTCTGTTGCTTTTTCTTCTTTGACGGCGCGGGGGCGGACACGGTGGTTTCCGGTTCGGTGCATTTGGGCTGCGGGGCTTCTTGTGCTTCAGGGAGGGCGACGTGTTCAACCGGAGCCGCTGCGGTTGGCGCAGGGTCCTGCTGTTGTTCCTTGCGAATCAACACCATCTCCTCTTCCTGAATCACGACCACGTCTTCTTCTAATTCTTTGGATTGATTCTGGGTCTGGGTCTGGGTTGGTTCCGCTTCCTGTTCCTGTTCCTGTGTTTGAGGCTGCGACCCCTCGGTGTTCTTCCACCACCGATTCACCATTGCGGATGCGCGAGGAACCGGGCGCACACTGCCCACAGAATGCATCTTGAAGAGGAACATGGTTGTAATTATATTTATACTATGCCGATTTATTTTTCGTGCAAATTACGTGCGACAATCTCTCGTTTCAGCCGTTCCAAATACAGAATGGCGTCCATGAGCTCCTCCTGCATGTGCTGCGCCCACTGCAGCGGGGTCAGGTCCGTGCGGTCCAGCGTGGTACCGTATTTCAGCTGGCCTGCGCGGCTGCGCTCGTGGAACGAACGGACAACCGCCGCCACGACCGTGTCTTCCATCACTGGGGGTGCTTCTTCCTGCGACATTTGCATATAAATGATGAGCACGTTTTAAATTGCAATAATGATAATCATTTTTTAAAAGAAAATATGAACCAATATGTATGTCATTTTAAAAAATGGTTCTGTCCACCACTCGAAAATGTCAAAACATTCAATCCATCACCAACAACACGTGCATTTTAGGAGGTCCGAAGAAGGGCGGTCTGATTACAATGCAAGGACGCAACCCCAATCTCAGCAATGCAATCACTGCCCGCGCACCGTATTGCAACTGTGGCATGCCTCTCGGTTGCATTGCAGGTCTGGCTTATTTGAAGGCCAACAACCTCATGACCATGAACCCACAGTGCAGTGGTGGCGTGCCTCATCGCATGTATCGAGGATGCAGGTCATCTGATCCCGTGTCTGGTTTCACGTCCAACGTGATCCAATTGAGCAACATCGCGACAGGAGGCCCCATCATGTGGACATTGACGAGTCCCTACACGCTGCCGCTCGGCTTCAGTCTGACAATTCCATCGGGACAAACGTTGACCCTCGGTGCCGGTGCAGCATTGACCAATCACGGCACCATCACGATTAATGGAACCATTGCAAATCAAGACAATTTGACAAACTATGGAACCATTCACAATCAAAGCAACACCATTGTCAACGAGAATCATTTGCACAACCACGGAACACTCGAAAGTCCGGGAGTAATAACCAACACCGGCACCATCACAAATCACTCAACTGGAACATTGAACGTGCGTGCCACTGGCAATGTCACGACCAACCAAGGTGCAAGGTTTGTAAATCTAGGAACTATAACGGTCGCCCCCAATGCAAGTTTTGCCCATAGTGGTGGTGAAACATTCGCCTCCACCAATGCGGTTCAGGGGAATGTAACAATAATTCCCGGCGCACCCACTGGATTGACCGCGCAATCAGATTATGACGCAGCGGTTCCATTGAGTTGGACTGCGCCAACCGGTGGAGACACGATCACTGATTATGTGGTGCAATACAGACCATCATCAAGTCAACCTGCGTGGAGCGTATTTTCTCATTTGCCTTTGCCATCAAATGCAACAACAATAACTGTTACGGGATTGACAAATGGACTCAATTATGGGTTCAGAGTGGCAGCCGTGTATGCATCTGGCCCAGGCCCATATTCTGACATAGCATATGCAACGCCTTCCGCCCCATGGTATAGTGGGCCAAATTTTGCGTCGGGTTCAACGGGCGCAACCGGCGCAACCGGCTCAACTGGATCAACCGGCTCAACCGGCTCAACTGGCTCAACAGGCTCTACGGGCTCCAATTAATCCGTGCGTTTGATTCAGCTGCAGCCGTGCGTTGGCGTCGTCAATAACTGCTTGTCCAGCTGCACCATGTCCTTGATGAACGTCTTGATGATCCTCTTGTGCGCGCTGTCGTCGTGCTCTATGTTCTTGTACAGCTCCTTGCAAATGGCCTGGTACTCCGTGTGCATGGCGTCCTTGACCTCCCAGCCCGGGTGCGCGTTCATCCAGGACTGGATGACCCGCGTCTGGTAGCAGGACGTCAAGTAAATGAAGTGGCGCAAGTGCGCGTGACCCTCGTCCTTGATCCACTCGTCGCCCTTCACGTACATGGTCTCGCGCTTGGCGTCCGTGCAGTGAATGGGGCGCTTGTGGATGTCCATGCCGCGCAAGTTGTTCGCAATAATTGAGCCCACGCCCTCCACGATGCCCTTCGTCTTCGTGTACTCCAAGTCATGCAGCGTGATGTTCAGCGTTTTGACAAAGTCGCTCAGCTTGACCGCGTCCTTGCACTCCTCGTTCAAAAACAGGTTCAAGTTGAACTGCGTGTTGTTGTTGGTGCTGGTATTCGTGACCACGTTGCCGTTGCCCAGCCGCGGAATCATGTCCTTGATGATGGCCGACATGTTGTCCACCACCGCGCAATACGCCGTGCACGCGGTGCGGTTGTCCTGCAGCATCGTCATCACCATATCCTTGAACTCCGACAGCTCCGAAGAGGGGGGTGGTTCCTTTTTTTCAGCTGCTTGTGGTTCGTGCACTATTAGCTGCATTTGGTTCCCTTGTGGCTGCTGCTGCTGGGCCTTGGCGCACGTCTTCCTATGAAAACTCAGGCTGGACGCAAACTTGTAGCGCTTGCCGCAGCACTCGCACCGATTCTTCACATCATTTACATCCACCACCATTTCCAATTTTTTATGCCCGGTTGAAGCCAAATGCCGACCATAATGACTGCGATACGAAAACGACAGGTTGCATAAATCGCAGCGATAAGTGTTCGGTTGTTGTTGCATTTTTTTTATTGTGATGATGTGTGCTAAGATTTTATTTAATCAAGGCATTGTGTTTATATGCATTCGGCTCTTAAATGCATTTGTCCACTTGCCCAAAATGTTAGTAGCCGGGTTAGCATTTTGCCCAAAATGTTAGTAAAAGTTAGTAATTTGCCAAAAATGTTAGCATTCCGTTAGCATTGGGTGGATTACCTAGCGAGCGCGCGACGCGATGATGTAGCGCGTTGACTGCAAACATGGTGTGCCGTCCTTGCCCCCCAAAACACTTGACAAATCGTTAGTAGCCGTTAGTAGCCGTTAGTAGGGTCGTGACCCCCGGTTGGCCCCGGATGCACGCCATCCCTGGTGCTTTTTTTTGAGCCCGTTTTTGGACTTTTCGGCGGGTGCACGGGTGCCTTACGCTACATGCTCTTAAACCTTGCGATATTTTATTGAAATGAATTTTGTTATTTTCTCGAATTGATGTTGCAAAAGAGTACAGGATTCTGAGAAAAAGTACAAAAAAAATGTCCAAAATCAGACATGCGCGAAACACTCTTGGGAAAATTCGACGCGGCTATATATTAAATGAGCCGAAGGGCTTAAAGCGGCTCGCCGTGATTTAAAATATTTTCTAACACATGTATATCGCGACATTGAAAATGGATACACACATTAAGCGTGCCGAATTGATAGGAAGATACATTCATGATGCTCGCGAATGTAGTTTTAGAATATATGATATAGGCGACACAACGTTATACGTTACAATTGAAGGCGATACGGAGTTACTGAAAATTTTGTCAGAGTTACTGAAAGCCCAGTGCAAGAATGATGCATGTTATTTCCGGCTGACACCCGACCAATACGATCACTTTATGAATGATGTGTTGGACAAAAACGTTGCGTGGACGATCACCACCAAAACTGCCTGGTATCAACCAAATAAAACAATAACGATCCCTGGAACATGGACGAGTAAATTGATTGACGGCGGACGGCGCAAACGAAGTGGGCGCAAACGAAGTGGGCGCAAACGAAGTGGGCGCAAACGAAGCCAACGGACCGCAACCCGTCGTAGAAAGATCTGAAATCAGCGGATGGAATGGGAGGCTAGCAGAACCGGCTGAAATCGTAGCGGGGGCCGTTGATGACGGTGACGGGCAACCACGGCAGCGCGGAGGGATTGCACAGCTCCTTGGAAAAAGGACCCAAGCCCAGCCGGGCACACACGCCGATGGCGAGCCGGGTGGAGATGACTTGTTGGGCGATGTGACCCGACAGTTCGGCGCGGGCGCCCGCGCTGGCAATCCCCACTTCAAACGTGGCGCCGGGAATGGGCTGGCTGATGGTGAACGCCGCCGTCCACGTTTGGCCGATGCTCCGAGTTACAACGCCGGGCACAGAGACCCACGCCCGGTACCCCACGTTGGCCTGGGGTGCGCACGGCAGCACCCACGCCGACGCGCCGACGGTAATAAAGGTTTGAATGCCGATGGTGCAGCCGAGCTCGCCGCCCAAGCGGGCGTCCTTGCACGTGCAAAAATTGGGAAGACGGAACGTGCCGGTGATTGCGCCGCAAATGCTTAACGAGGTGGGCTTCATGCCAGCGCCAAAATCACGCGCGTCGGCAACTTGGTGCGCGTCCACGTTGACAACGGCGTCCATGGCTGTTGCTGTTGTGGCGGTTGTTGTCGCGCTTACGCCTACGGTCGCGCTTACGCTTATGCTTGCGCTTGCGCTTATACAAGTGGAGTTATCAGCACACGCGGTGTTGGCGGGACACGAAAAGCGCGCGTCCATGCAACGGACGGCGCGGGGCAGGGGGGAACACGCGTACAGGAGGCCAGCGCCCGTTGCGTTGCTCATGCACGTCTGGAGGGGGGCGCACGAAATGCCGTTGCCACAATCGTTGGTATTGGGGAGAATGGTGGGAATCGCGGAAACGCTGCAAACCAGCATTGCGACCATAAATAATGATGCATTCACGTTCATGTTGTGCGAATTGTGTTGGTTTGGGTTTATTACTATTTGTTATTTTTATTCATGCATTCATGCACGAATAAAAATGGGG